TCATAGGTAGATTCACTTCCGTCGTAGTCTGGAGCTGTATTAGAGTCTAGGAGGCCGTAGAACGCCCGTAGACGGGTTTTCATGGTCTCAATAAGGGAATCATCCCGAACGACCTCAAACTCCTTCCAATCGCCTCCTGCGACCGCTACGACCATAGCAGAGTCCAGACCTAGAACCCAAAGGTAATGTTGAACTTGAAGGTTATAGTGCTCGGGCAGCTCATCCCAATACTGCCTGGTGAACTTGATCTCGAGGACGGAGAGCTTGCCGTTCTTCCACTCGATTATGCCGTCTACGTTGGCTACGGCTCGAAGGTCTTCTAAGCTTGCCCAAGTTCCGGTCTCATGAACGGTCAGCCAATCTGAATTAGCTTCTTGGAATAGCTGCCTAATGACTGGCTCGAATGCCGTGCCCAGTTTCATTGGCATAGAAGGCTCGATGTTTGAATTGATTAGCCCGGTCTTTTCACAGTAAAGTGTGTAGGCAGACTTCCAGGGGTTTAGATCCATAACGGAAGCGATGTCAGAACCGCCGATACCCTTCCGGGCTTCATGCCATTCTTTAGAGCCATGCTCAAACGTGCCTAAGAACTTTCCAGCTCTTAGGGCTTCGATTTTCTGTGTTATCTCCATGACCGCTATTTTAGTAAGCGGTTACGACATTACTTGTTAGGGACGTTCTTTATGGCTAGAGCTGATCCACCAACGGTTAGAAGAGCTGCCACGACATCGAGGATTGGAAGAGCTAAGTCTTCGCTTAGAAGTCCGAGGATTACTAGAAGGGGAACTACCGAAGCAATAACTCCGTAGATCCATTTGCGAGTCTCTGGTTTGTAGTTAAACATTGTTTGCCTTTTCATTATGGGAGTCTTGACCAAGTTTGGGAACCGACTACTCCGTCTACTTGAATCTTTTGTTGTTTCTGGAACTTGCGCACGGCCTTTTCGGTTATAGCTCCAAAGATACCATCGACCTTTAGTCCTCCGAGTGCAGACTGTAAGTATTTGACATTAGATCCAGTAGATCCAATTCTTAGCCATTTACCAAGTTTAGGTTTTGTCGGTGTTGTCGGTGTTGTCGGTTTGCTAGGTGTGGATGGCTTGCCGGAAGCTCGCTTGTTACACTCTGAAACAATCCAGTCAAGCTTAGAAGTGACATAAGAACCAGGGCAGGCGGTTGCTTTGTATTGTGAGTGCCAGGCAATAAAGAACTCCGATTGAACTACGGTCTTTTGATTTAGAGCAAAGCCCTTTCCGGCTCTTGGGGATTGACTAGCGTGGTAAACAATTACATCGATAAGAGCATTTAGAGCTTGGTCTGATACAGGCCAGTCTCCTCCAGTAGAAGAGTTGTCGATTTCAAAAGTGACGGCACTCGGGTCTGGAGTTCCACCTGTTGAGTAAGGTCTCCTGTTAGGGTTTACGATTCCGGTGACTGCTCCAGCGTTGGAGATGTGGTAGGTAGGGTGAGAGTTTCTAACGTTAGCGTTAGCCACATAGTTCAAGCCGTTAGTCCCAGCAACGTGGTGAATGACTACTCCGTTTATTGGACGGCCACCTCGAGAACCACCGAAGCCGTTATCAATTACGGCAGATACCTTGGGATACCAGTCAGTCATTATTTTCCAATCGAATTTATGAGTAAGCCAATCAAAGCTACAACCGCAGCCGTTAGCCCGGTGTAAGCAATCTTCTCTACCCAAGCAAGTCTAGCTAGTGTGAGTTCGACTTCACGAATGCGCTCTGGCACGTCGTCCAGGTGATCTAGCTTCTCGAGAACCTTGATAAGAATGTCCCCATGCTCGAGCTGCTTTTTGTAGATGTCCCCTTGAGTAATGCGAACCGAGCTTGTTTTTTCCTCGGACATTTTACAGGGAAGCTATTTCTTCTTCTGTTAGACCTAGTTCAGCTAACTTAGCAAGTGCAGACTTCTTAGCTTCTTCTTTAGCTTTTTCAGCTTTTAGAAGTTCTGTGTTTCTTTTTACGACTTCTTTGTGATCTAAAAGTTCCTCTTCGGAATACTCTCTGACTGTTTCAATTCCAGTCAAAGCGTCATACTCTACTAGCTTTAGTTCGTTACTCATTACGCTTTCCTTCCGTAGATAGATAAGTTTCCAGAGAACGATCCAGCGGAAAAAAATCTTATTCCGTTGTAAGAGTTTGCTTCTGTGTTATCTCCGAATTTGTTATCCATTCTGATTGGCACAGTTTGGTCTACACCTTGAAGCAATAATTGAGTTCTAGAAGCAATAAAGGGATTTGATATAGTTCCCATCCAAGTTCCAGGGGACGCTCTTAAAGTTCCACCAGACCATGCAGAACCAGCTGCTGCTCGAGAACCAGCTACTGTTGTTCCGTCGGCAATAATGCTTTGAGTTGTGTAGGTTGTTGTAGATAAATCTGTTGCTCCACTACGAAGTCTAATTTCGTAAGCTACTGCCGAAGCTGCGCTTGCTGTGAAGTAAAAGTCATAGTAACGGTAGTTTGCGGTAAAGATGTTATCCAAAGCTACGCTACCAACGCTTGTAAAAGTTGAAGTTCCGACTAGAGCACTTTCAAAAGCTGGAACCCATGCTGATCCGTTGTAGTTCTCGTAACGGTTCAAGTCTTCCAACCAAGTAAGCATTCCTTCAAGTGGAAGTGTGATTGCTGCGCTTCGAGCTGCTGCGTTTGTGAAGACCATAACGGACTGGCGCATAAGGTTGTCGTTGATCTCGGAGGCTTGGAGAACGCTTCCGTTTGTAAATACTTTGTAAGCCACTAGGCTTCCTTCCATAGTTCGAGGGTTGTGAACCAATTATCTACATCTATGCGATGAGAGACCTTGATTATAGTGTAGTATCCCACGATGTCGAGCTGACTATTAGTATAGCTGACACCTACCGTCATTCCCGGTGTAAACACCGCTGCGTCTGTTAGGTTGCCAAGCCTATCTTTGGCTGGAGTAACTACCTGGTTTACTTGATTGGCTGATCTGTGATTAAACACTCGATCTGCCCAGTTGTTTAGCTGTGCTTCGGTGGTTGTATTGATTGCTACGTCAATGGCTGCTTCGCCGTATAGATCAATGGAGTCCTGGTCTTTACGAACTACGAAAGTAAGGGGATCTGATGTTAAAGATACCGTGAGAGAGTTATAGACCGCGTCAGCGTCAGAGAAGACATTGATTTCACTCATGCAAAGATGATTATAGTCTTCGTGATTGTTTCCAATAGTAAAGGTTTCTGATGTTGGAGTTTGAGCTCCGGTGCGGTGAATAACAACAAGTTCTTCGGTATCTTGATCTATCCAAACCAAACCATTACCAACGGTCAAAGCGTCGTTTACTAAAGAGCTAACCACGACGTTAGTTTCATTGACTACTGGTAGTACACCGCCTAAGTGATAAGAGTCCGGGGATAATCCTAAACCACTATAAAGACCAATAAGCTCCCAGGTCTCGTCTACGTGAATGTGAGTTCCGAAAGGTGTAGTATCCCAAACTGCGAAACGAGAGTTCACTAATGTTTTGTAAGCGTCAAAGGCTGTTATTTGAATAAGGTTCAATCCATCTGGATAGTAAGTTACATCTATTGTGTCAATGAATCCCTGAAAAAGAACTCGGTCAATTTCACTATCTTCTAAACGAACTCGAATCTTAGTGTTTGCTCGAATGTTTTTATTATTAGTTGGATCTAGTTCGTAGCTTTGTAGAGTAAGGCTTGCCGTTGCCGGGGCTGGTTGAAAGTAGATAGAGTCTTGGAGAGATCCACCAATAGACACGTTTGCACTTGCTACTGAACAGGAGATTTCTTGCCACTTTAGACCAGAGCTAGGAGCTAGGACATCATTCCCACCAAGCAAGGAAACATTGATTACAAATTCTCCGAATCCACCCAGGACGTCTGTGCCATCAAGCAAGCTTATTCCAAGAATGAAAGAATTACCGTCCGCGTCTGGGGCTAGGAACTCGACCTTGAGGTTTTGGTCAATTTGAAAATTAGTAATCATTTGATTTAGTTACTTCTAATCAGGTTAGTCCCGGTTGCTCTGTTGCCTTTGTTAACCTTGTCTGCTATTTGCTGGGCTGTTACGTTGCCATTGTTTACGTTTATGGTGACGTTCTTCATGGCTAAGTCTTGACTCATTTGACCCGATGAGCCAATTAGGCTGGTTGCTCTGTTTTGAGAACCGACGAACTTGCCATAGTCGCTTCCAAAGTTTGAAGCTATGTCGAACGCTCTGCCAAAGTTCAGAGAAAGAAGAGATCCAATAATGTCTGCAACTCGACCAACAAAGAAGAACAGCTGTCCAAAGCCCGCGGTCAATGTCGTAACAAAATTTAGGACATCCTTGAAGGAGATTTCACTAAGCCCAAAGACAGCTAACATCTTATTGAACTCATCCGCTGTGGACTTGAAGATAGCTCCTAGATTTTCCCAAGCTCCACCAAGCTCTGTGGATGGGTCTGTTAGTTCTGCAAAGAATGCTTGTATCTTTGGGACTGAATCAACCAGGTATGTTGCAAAGTCATTGAGAGCTGGCATAAGAGCAAGTCCTACTGACTCTTGAATCTCACCGAAAGCAACGTTCATTCTCTGGTATGGATCTAAGTTAGCCGCTGCGGTTGCTGCTCCTGCGAATGTTTCACCTAAAGCTTTTAGTGGGTCATCTACTCCCTTTAGGGATGGAACAAGTTTGTTTAGAGCTGTGTCTGAGCCCTCGAGGGATCTAGCCATAGCCTGCGTTACTGTGTCTAAGTCTTTACCAGTTGCAGCGGAGGTGTCTAAAGCTACCTGGAGAAGTTTGTTAGATTCTGTAACAGACTTGGTCGCTATGAATAGCTTTTGGAATGCAGGTCGAAGTTGATCATCTGCTACGGCAGATTGTAAAGACATCTTTTTGATTGAAGCTTCTGCCGCTTTTACAGTTGCGCTAGTTGCCGAACCTGTGTTCTGCATAGCAATAGAGAGAATCTCCATCGACTTAGCTTCTGCGACTGCTGCCTTGCCTGCTTCTGCAAGTTCGTTCTTTAGAAAGTTTAGAGAGAATCCAACACCGATGGCTGCGAAAGCCTTGCCCATGCCAGCCGAGATTGACTTAGCTGTGTTTTGTAATCCTTGAAGCTGCTTGCCTGCACCTTGAGTTGCGGTCGTTAGCTTGTTGAACTGACCGAGAATCTCGACGTTTAGAGCTAGTGTTCCAGCCATTTACTTAACCTCTTTTGTTGTAAGCCTTTATGAACGCTAAATACTCGTTCAATGTGAGAGCTTTGTATTGCGAGGGTTGAATGTTCATCGCCAGGCAAAACTCCGCCATTCTTTTAGCGGAGAGCTCTCTTATTCTTTTTTTGTGTCGTCACCCTGGATCATGGTTAAAGCTTCTTTGAGACTTAGCTTCTTAGCGTCTTCCATCTTGTAACTAGGATCATTCCTTTTGCGAACTACCCAAACGAAAGCGGCTAAGGCTTTGCCTTTAGGCTTGCCATTACCGAAAGCTTCATCGATACCCGAGTTTGTTAGGTTCTCGATTAGTTCTACTTCTTCGAGAGTTAGACTCTCAAAATTAAATTCATTCATTCTGTGCTCCTATGGTTTAGTTGAATACTTTTGAAACAGTCTATCTAAGTTCTTGAAGAACACCTGGTATACCTGCGGTCTAGTTCTTGCTAAAGCATTACTAAAAAACGGTCTTGGTCTTATGTTCTTAGCTTGCAGGTTTACCTTGTCGTAGTTCCAACCGAAGTGAATCGGATTAGCGTAGGGAACTTTTGTATTGTTACCTGCACTAACTACAACTTTTCTAGCTATCTTTTTAGCTTTGATAGTTGCCCGGAGTGCTCCAGTCCTGACCGGAACTAAGGATCGCGCTTGGTTAGCTACAATCTCTCCGGCCTCTTGAGACGCCTCGCCTATTTCAGCGGAGGGAACCCCAATAGCCCTAAGAGCTCGTATGGCCTCATTGAGACCAGCGACCTTAATTCCATCGGCCATGATTAGGCTGTTACGATCTCTACTCCGAAGTATTGGCTAGCGGATGGGTCGTGAGGAGTGTTCTTGACTCGAAGAGTTACGGAAAACAAAGCTGTCTCGTTGCTGTTTAGGCTTAGAGGTGGAAGCTCATTGAATACTGCAACTCCCTCGTAGTGTGGCTCTGAAGCTGTTGCGGTTGCGTTACCGTTAGGTGCAATAGTGAATGCAACCTCGGTGCCGTAGTTGTCCCATAGGACACGGTAAAGAGAAGCTGAATCGCCAGAAGTAATTCCGTCTAGCTGAAGTGCCCATTCTCCACCAACGCGAACTTCGCAAAAAGTCTGAACGTCGCCAGGTGCGTCACCTAGGGTTAGCTCGACCATGTTAGCGTCGCAAGCGTAGTCGGTTGCTCCGATTTTGAAGATAATGTTTTGTGCTTTGATTCTTGTTGAAGCGGCCATGAGGCTACCTTTCTAAAGTGTGATGTCTAGCTGGACGAATAAATTCGTTGCTAGATACTCGGCGTTATTTGTTTGTAGATTGTAAGGCTGGTTTACCGAAGTGATCCGAACGTATTTCAAAGGTTCGATAGCGTTTAGAACATCCTCGATGAGCTGGTCTAGGTTTTCCGTTGCCTTCTTGTTAGTCGCGGTAGAAGCTACCAAAACTACTTCAAGTCCTAAACTCCATTCGCCAAACGCTGCTGTTTGCAGGTAAGGATTGCCGGAGTTGATGATAACGATTGGAGGAGTTATTCGTTCCGGAATGTATTCCAAAACATTTAACCCTGCGTCCGTTAGTTCGAGTTTGAACTCAACTTTGGAAGCATTGATTTCGCTCATACTGCATAGCCTACGTATCTTTGAAGCAACGGGTAAACCGCGTTCATAGGATCCTTAGCTACTCGGATGGGAGCACCATCGAAGGTTGCGAATTGAGCAACTCCGTTAGGAGCGGAACGACGGTGGAAGAGCTCCGAGGCTGTTATATAGACCGCTTGATCGTTAAGTGCTACCGGAACGGTAGTCACTGCACCGATGTATTTAGTCACTAATGCAATACCGGACGTTAGACATTCTTGCGGAAAGTCTACTTCATCCGTTCCAACATAAGCCTGGAACTCTGCCAACGTCACTGCCATTTATAGACCTATTAAACTACGTCTAGTTTGACTAGAGCGTCTGCGAATGGCAAGGTGATTGCCATGTATCCGTAAACGCTGATTGAGTCAGTCAAGGTTGTAATGTCATCTGCACTTAGTCTTACAGGTGCGCCTGGAGACTCGAGAGTCTGAATTGCTGCGCTGTTAGCCATGAATGCAAGGTTGGTTCCGATTGCTGGGTCTACGATAACTGGAAGACCGAATAGCTGGCCAGATAGACCTGGGATGTTAGCTGATCCGACGTTGTTTACTCCAGCGCCGTTTACTAGCACTACTGGACGTCCGTCTTCTCCGGCTACCTGTAGAAGCAACTTGTAAGCTCCAGTTCCAACCATGATGGCTTCTGGACGAAGTCCGGTTTCCTTGAAGATGTAAGAAGATGCATCTGCTATTCCACCGATAAGAGCTTCGGAAGTTCCAGCTGAAACGTCGAACGTCTTTCCAGCGTAGTTTTGTGCCTCGATTAGAGTTACTACAGCCTGGTTAGTTGTGTTCGCGTAAGCAATAGATAGAGCGCGAAGAGCGGTGTCTAGGTAGTTTACGGATGAACGCTGGATAGTCTGCTTGGACATCGAAGTGTAGCCACCGTAGGTTACTACGTTAGCTGATACTGAATCGATGGTTAGGTTTCCAAAAGCTAACTCTTCGTTTTCTGGAGACTGAACTCCAACTGTAATAGTGTTAGCGGATACCTGTGCATACTCAACGGTTAGACCTGCAGCTGGAAGTGCAGCGCGAGAGAATGCCGAAAGAGTTGGACGGTTGGTGTTGATTAGGTTGTCGATGTAGCCCAAGAAGCCTGGTAGGGCAACTGTGTCTGCAGAAGTTGAAGCTGTGCGGGCTAGAGCCTTTGCGTCTTCGTCTCCGTTTAGAAGACCCTTTGCAAACTCGCCTTGTGAGCGGAATTTGTGTGTTGCTGGTGTTGCTGTTTCGACGGACTGACCTGCTTCAATAACTCGGCGCAATTCTGCAACCTCGTCCTGCACGGTGCGAACGTCAAGTTCAATGTTTTCCATTGTTTCACTTTCTGTTTCATTAGGAGTCTCTGCAACCTCTTCGACCTCATCGGTCTCGGACTCGCTACGGACTTCGGTTATTTTTGCGCCACTAAAGGCCGGGAACGGGACTACGCTGACTTCCAGCAAAGTTACCTCTTCCCTTACTATCGTTTGACCTTCCTTGCGGTCTTTGACCGGGTAGAAGCCAACCGAGAATCGGTTTAGGACATCGTCCTGTAGTAATGTGTAAATTTCGTTTCCGCGTGGGGTATCGCTGATCTTAGCAACGATTTCAAAGCCAGCTTCGGTGTCGCGCCCTTCGACAACTTTACCGATTGGCTCTTCGTGGCCGTAGAACAATTTTACGTCCTCGATGGTCTGAATAGCTCCAGCCTCGAAACGTTCTTTAGTGTTTCCATTTAGCTCGATCTCTTGACCGTAGGGAACCGCGAGACCAACAATAGTTCTCTCTTCGTTCTCAACTAAGCGAGCTTGAAACTCGCGTGTAATCATTTCAGACATCTAGTCCTTCTTTCGTTCTGACTTCCTCGACCGTAAGAATACCGGCTGCGATTGCGGTCTGGTAGTAGTTGTAACGTGCTGCCACATCTGCCTTGAACAAGTGCTCGAAGTCGAACTCGACTCGGGTTCCTCGAGGAAGACAGTTGCTAAGTGCGTCTGTGATTGCGTCTGTGTAAGCAAGCAAGGTGTGGCGATAGAAAACTTGGTTCTCGTCAAGTAAGTTCGTGTAAGTGTCGCTAGATCCAGGGATGGAAGTTAGAAGCAACCTGGCAGGAATACCAAATAGTCTGGCGACGTTCTGGGTCTGCTGATCTTGAACTTCGGTGAATAGTGCGTCTCGAGGAGAAAGAGCAATCTGCTGGTAGTCAAAGCCATTAGCTAGAACTGCAACTTGACGGTTCTGTTGTTTGTTGTGCCAGTTAGCTGTTACCTCTTCGGCTTCCGCTTTGTTCAACATCTGGTTAGTCTTTAGAACTCCGGTTGGAACTCCCGCTGCGGTAAACCAGTTTCCTGCGTAGTCTCTTAGATCGAGAGCTGCGGAGATGTCTTTGTAGCAAGAAGCGATTGGTGAGATACCGACAAGCTGACCTGCCTGGCTAAAGATTCTCATGTGCTCAATCTCGCGCTTGGTGTAACGCTTACCCATGTAGTCGTAAACAATTGTTGAGTAATCGATTGTGCCATCTTGCATTTTAGGATAGGAAGGCATAACGGAACCAGCCGGAAGAATGGTTAGGTTGTTTACTTGGCCGTTAGAAGAGTATTGCTTGAACCAATAAGAGTTACCAAGAAGAGCTAGATCGAGAACAGTCTGAAACAAGAAGTCTCTGCGGTTCTGATCTAGTGATGGATTGTTTACAAGAATTGGGTTTTCGACTTTGAGTTCGACTCCAGTTGCAAAGCGGTAAGTGTTTATGCTCATCTTGCTAATTGGAGTTCCAATGATTTGGATAGCGCGATAGACGGCCGTCAAACTTAGGGCTGTGTTAGGCGTGACAATACTAGGTTGTCTTGTTGGGATTGTAGGCTGGACTGCGCGAACTTCTGGCTTGCGTCCTAAGAGCCTGTCAAGAATAGTTGCCATTTGGACTCAAGGATACCACAGACCACCGACTAGAACACGCCTATTGTTGCGTGTGGTGCGCGTGATGAAACATACAGCGCGAAGACAGTTGCCATTACTGCGTCGATGTCTCCGAGTGATTCTTTACGACTTATGAACCAACTCTCACCGGAGTATTTAGCAACCCCGTTAGGCATTTGTGCGACCAGGAGGGGATCGCTGTTATGCCTAACGAGGCCAGTGCTAAACATAGCAAAGACAGTCGAGCATGCTGACGAGACTTCTTTAGCCCATAGTGTCCAGACCGGAAGCCCAGAGTTTTTTAGTCTCTTAGCTAGACCGGGTAACTGGCGATCATCTAGCACTATCGCTCGCGGGCTGTGTTTACTATAAAGCGATGTTAGCTCATTGAAGAGTTGTTGTTCGGTAGGACTAACTAAAGACATGACTAATTCTGTTTCGTGGATGTCCTCGATGTCGTTGGCATAAGCTATTGTGCCGTGAGCCCAGTTCGTAGTGATATCTACGGCAAAGACTCCGCCAGTTAGATTTGTAACTCCTCGACCAGTGGCAGCTCGGAAGATGTCTCCTGGCAACCATGAGTTCGTAGATCCAGCGATGAATTGATTTAGTCGGTATCTTCTAGCTTCGTGTTCCGGGATTGTTTTCAAGTCGGAGATAACTTGTTCCATTTCGATTCGACCTGCAGCGACCGACGGGTTAGCTGCCATGATTGCCTTTGGGTCATCAACCTTTGAGTTCTCCGGTGCTTCCCATAAGAAGAATCCAAAACGTTCTAGATCTGCTGCACCATTAGAAGCTGCTTTTCCTGACTTGTATAGATCTATCAAAGTCTTAGAGTTCTGATCTCCTGCGGTTGTAATTCCAACTACGATTCCATCCTTGCGTTGCGAAGTTCCAAGAACGGCTGCAGACCACATTCCCTCTTTAGCTAAGTGAAGCTCATCGAATAAACAGAAGCTAATTGGGATACCTTGCAGAGCTGCTTCCTTTGCAGCCTTTACGTCGTAACGTCCTCCGCCGTCCGATGTTGTAATTCCTCGAGTCTCCGTAGCTCGCTTGAATCGCTTCTTTAGAAACGGGTTGCTATTGATGACATAGAGAACGCGGTTGTAAACGATGTTCGCCTGGTCGGTGCTCGAGGCCAGTGAGATACATTGAGCTCCGACTTCGTGCATTAGCAATCCATACAATCCTAAGATTGCAGCTAACAGAGACTTTCCGTTTTGACGGCCAACACTGATAACTACTTGCCTATATCGAAGTCTGCCCGGGTAGGTTGGGTGAGTATCTGGGTAACGCTCGAGGATAGCTCGAAGCAACCACTTCTGCCAGTCGTCAAGCTCTAGGCCGTCTGGACTCTCCGGGCTACTCCACGCGATCTTTGCAAACTCGATGAGCTTATCCCCGTCAGTGATGAAGCTATCACTAAGGGGAGGCGTGTAAGTAGTCGGGAGCTGGAGCATTAGCGAGTGAGTAACTTCTCCAGCGGGTCAATCTCTACGGACGAGTTACCGAGAGATCGTTGAAGCTCTAGGACGGTCTTGCGAAGTTCCGCAGCCGTGGACGTGTTGGCTTGTTGGTCAAAGGACTGCGCTAGACGTAGGCATAAACCTGATAACACTTTTTGTTCTAGGTTCAACTCCAGCGTATCTAACCAGTCCTGTATTGCTTTGCTAATCAATAGTTCGAACCTTCCGGATAATTTGACTTGTTTGTATAAATCCCAGGAGAAGCGTGGGGTGAAACAGGTATCACAGAAAAAACCGGGGAGCTCATTTGAGTCCTAGCTTTCTTAATAATGCGTTCTTCCAATGACTTCTCCATAACATTCGATAGGTAAAGACTCTATGCCTTAGACCAAGGTATGCCCTCCTATGGGCTCTCTTAGACTTTATAGGTCTCATCCATAATGGCAGAAGGCTATTGATTACTAGGGCTAGCCTATGCAATACCCCCTTATGCCCCCCCTTAGAACCTCGGGTTTCTCCAGGTAATCCGTTGTAGGACGCGGTCTTGCTTTCGTCCGTTACAGGATCTGCATAGCGATTGTAAGTTGTTGATGTCATGATTGGGTTCCCCGTTGCCGGGTGGAACGATGTGGTCGATTGTCCAGTCTTCATTTATTAGCTCCTTCGCACACGAGACACAGATCGGTTCCAAAACAGTCTTCGCATAAGCCCTTGCATTCCTCCACAATGTCGTGTCGTGCCAGTCTGCCATCTGCTATTCCTCTCAATAGTTCTAGATCTGTGGTTTCCCATTTAGTTACTTCTTCAATTATCTCCTCGAATGTTAGAATGTCTCCTAGATCGTGATGAGCATTTAGGAACTCGAGTAGCTGCTTCCTTGCATAGTCAATACCAGCTTGAAAGCCTTTGGTGTATTGTGTCTTCATTCTTCCTCCTTATCACTAACGATTACGGTGATTCCTTTGGTGTTTGTGTTTACTGCACAATTCGGGCAAACGTAATGGTCTTTGAGGTCGTATACCTCGTTGCAATATAGACACTCACTTGTCACTTAGTTTCCTCGATGATCCTAACGATTCTCTCCAGGTGATCTACATCGACGTTAGTGCTAATCACTGCGTCATTTACAATCCCTTTTACAATCTGATCCTTGAAGTGCTTCTCCGCTCCTTGCCATCCTTTGGTGTAGTTCTCTACTGAACTTCTAATGATGATGTCGCGAAGTTGTTCTGCATGACGTTCAATTAGTTCTGACTTCTGTGTCTCGTAGTTATCCATTAGTTTTGATTATCCTTACTGCTAGCGTGGTTAGTAATTGCGCCAGTTCTGGAACTGAAATGGCTCTTAGGAATAGCGATCCGAGTGCCGGGCGAATCTCCTCGAAGTCTGCACTCCAAACCAGGTTGTCATCAAGCAATAACTTCATCGCTTCAAACATGATGGCGTTGCGTTCTTCGTCTGTTATCTTTCCGGCCATTAGTCCGACCAGTCTGCGATCAAGTAAAGAGCTCCAACAAAGATAGCTCCAATAAGCGGCCAAGGGTCTTTACTTTCGTAGGAGATGTAACCCATAGCGAACGTAAAGGCTAGTGCCATGAATCCTTCTAGTAGGTATTTCATGTGTTTCCTTCCTGTGTAGTGGTAATTCAATTTTATTGTTGTGGTTGGGTTGTCAATCATTTCAATCGTTTCGTTATGTAATCGTTATGATCGCTTAGCTGTGAGGATTGTCTCCCCTTTGAGGCTGAATCCACAGTCCTGGCAGAGATAGCGCTGATACTTACCAAGCTGTGTATACCTGTATCCATACTTGATTAGGTTCTCACTGGCACAGTTACGGCAACTAAGCTGCTCTCCTCCTGCAATCCCTAGATGTGGGTGGTTTCTTATCCAAGGCAACAAGATGTAATAAAGGTCGATTAGGAGATTGACGTCCTGAATCTGGTATTCCTTCATCATCTTCCAGGCTTTAGGGATACCGGCCATACAGTCAAGCCATAACTGAAACCCCGAGTGTTGCACCTTAGCTCCGACTCCGAGCTTCTGGGCTACGTAGTCGAGCTTGTTAGATGGGAATTTGAATTGCGACTTTACCGTTCGCATTAGATCTAGTTCAATCCAAGGGCTAGGTGGTAGGTAGCCGTTCTCGATAAACTCTCGCTTGATGTGCTTACTGTCAAAGGCTGCCGAGTTCCAACCTATGAGCACGTCCGCTTCGTCCATGATGGAATGTAATTCGTCAAGCATGGCCTTTTTACCATGATGATGAACTGACTTGAAGATTACCTTGTCACTTCCAAGCCATCGAGCTCCCCAGCAGATTACTTCTGTGGAACGCTCTATCTGTGTGATTGCTATGTTCTGATCCCAGAGTCCCCATACGTGCGCCAGGTTCGGCGAAGTCTCTAGATCGAGGAATAGTATTTTCATACTTTAAACGTAGCCTTTACGCTTTCGGTCGAGTTCCGACACGCCAGCCGTTATGGAATCGTTATCAAAGGGAATTACCGTCACTAGAACACCTGATTCATGAGTATCTGCATAAGTCTTTCGGACTGTTAGATCCACAACTAAGTTGTCATTCTTGATTACCCCGGCAGATTCAAGAGAGTCTAGAACTCCTCGAGTTAGTTTGTCGATGTCATAAGTTCCCGTTGCATACTGCCTGGTTACTGATTTAGGTCGAGTAAGCCAGAACTGTAATGAGACCGAGACGGCCGTCACGAATTGAGAGTCAAGCTCCATCATCTTGAGTTCAAACATTCGCTTCATGGTCGCTCGCCAGGCAGGGAGATCCTTGTTGGCTTCTACTAGGACTATGTGAGCTCCTCGAGAGAATGCCTTCTTCGACCCTTGAGGTCTAGGTTCTCCTGCAACGAACAGTTGGAACATTTAGAACGGTAACCCGGCAGGTTCTCCTGGTGCGAGAATGCTTTGGATCTCCTGTATTGGAGTCTTCTGTTCTGCAGCCCTAATGAGTTCGACTTCACAGTTATTCAAAGAGTGCTCAACTACCTGCTTAGTTTCCTGACCGGGCTTATTGTAAGTTCCGACCTTGGTGCTTAGGTGGCCGTGAATCTTTACTTCATCTTCTTTTTTTAGGCTGCAAGGTATATCTAACCAAGCCGTCCATAGTCGATTGCGTGGTTCGCCTTTGAAGTCGTAAGTCTCCCAGACCCTAAGTCTTGGATAACCTTCGTTTACTACCTCGGCTACTTTTGCATAGATTGTTACTTGTGCCATTCTGTGTTTTTCCCTTCTAGTGTTCTTTTAAGTTTAAGTTAATTATTAGTTAACTTTAACGCGACATCTACGCCGTCCCGTGACGTCGTGGGTGACACCCCGACTAGTCTTAAACGCCGTCCCGTTTTGCCTTTTTTGACGCCCCGTAGATTATGACTCAAACTACCGTCACAGCCCTCGGAGCAATCTATAGTGATCCAGTATCGATTTGTGATTCGGTCGAAGCGATACCCGATTCCGTCATGCTGCGACATTTCAATTTCCCCTAGCTCGACTAGCTTCTGGAGATTGCGTTGAACTTGTCTAACGGAGCACCCAGCTAATTTAGCCAGGCGAGTTTGTGATGGATAGCAACCTTCTTCGGGATCATCTCCCAAGTGCCATGCCAAAGCGACCATGAGGGCTCTGGATGTTCCGGTGCTATTTGAGTGGTGCAGAACTGCTGATAACGCTTCTAGGGACATCCTGCGCCTTCCTAAGCTATAATTATGAAGCCCATCGTGGTTGGGTGACGCTTTCGCGTCGGGCTAGAAGTTTTCTGTGGCTTCTAGCCCTTTCCAATTTACTTGGCCTTTAGCGAATCTGCGAGAGATTTGATTGCTTCGAGAACATCGTTATCAACTTGTGACTTTTGAGCTGTGCCATAGATAGCTCTTAGGCTCTCTAGATCATTGTTTGCTGCAGCTTCCGAAGCCTCCTCGATGTAGTTCCGGGAATCTCTAGTTGCCTTGATCATCTCTTCACGGCTTGGACGGTTCTTAGAAGCTGACAGTCCTAGAGTTGCAAGTCCTCGACCTATGGCAGAGGTTGAACAATTTTCCAAGAATGAAGAACGATTGATGTTGCTAGATCCTCGAGTCTCCTGTGCCCAATCTACGGCTGCAGGTCTAGGGTCTTCGCGATCAGTAAACACGGAAGCTTGAACTACAACTTCTTGCTCATTGATTAGTTTGATTTCTGTGATGATACGGCCGTTAGGATACGTCTTCCAGAACTTCTGAATACGTTCTGAAACTGGCTCGTAATTGCTTAGGTCGAAACCCATTTTTCCTCCTACTTGAATGTGATGAATGGCTTGCCGTTACGGGCTTGTAAAGCGATAACCTTTTCACCTTGAAACAGACCATACTTAGTCCCGTTCATGAATGCAAGCACCGCGGACTTGTGTGCCTTGAATTGTTTATCCCATTGGTCGAACTCGAGTTTCGCCTGGAGAAGATGTGAGTATAGAGATCCCAGTTCAAGCTCACCTTCCTCGATACCTTCGGATAGCTCCCTAACAGTCTCATAAGTAGACTCACTTCCGTCGTAGTCTGGGGCTGTCTTAGAGTCTAGGAAGCCGTAGAACGCCCGTAGGCGGGTTTTCATGGTCTCAATAAGGGAATCATCCCGAACGACCTCAAACTCCTTCCAATCGCCTCCTGCGACCGCTACGACCATAGCAGAGTCCAGACCTAGAACCCAAAGGTAATGTTGAACTTGAA